GGTTCGGCCACAACAGTTGGGAGCTGGATGCGCTGGAGCCCCGCTACCTCGATCGCCTGATCCGGGCCAAGGTCGAGCACTACATGGACCGCACCCGGATGGACGCCATGATAGAACGGCAGGAGGCCGAGCGTCAGCGCCTGTACGAGATCGCCAGCTCGCTGGAGGATTGGGACAATGGTTAGCCGATTCTACAACCATGCGTTCTGGCTGGTGAGCACGTATGCCCGTTTCATTGGTGGCGACACTTACGTCGTCACCGTAGACGGGAAGACGTTCTCATCGAACTGCACTAACACACTGCGAAAGATGGTCGAACACCATCTGGAGCACACCACCAAAGAGAGGAGTAATTGCTCATGATGTCACTGCAAACCATCAAGGCCATGTCTGCTGAGGCTGGCGCTCAAGCCGCCCAGCGAGGTCTTTACCCCAAGATGTTCTGGGACTACGAGCTGGCGGATGCCAAGGCTCAGGTGGAGCGGGGCGAAATCCCTGCGCTGCTCAAGCAAATCCCCCTGCTCGGCGATCACATCCCGAAGGGCTGGGAGATCGAAGAAGAACTGTTCTGCGACGCTTCCGGGTTCGGTCAGGAAGACGAACCGGCACTGACCGTCAGGCAGTTCGTCAACAAGCTCGACGCCGCCCATGGCTACGGGATCACAGACCGTGGCCAGTTCCAGCTCTATATCGGGGTGTTCACGAAGGTCAAGACTGGCCGGGAAAGCTAGACCACTTCCGGTTCAGCGCTTGACTCAGTGAAGAGGGCGGACTTACTCGGAGCCTGATGATAAAACGTCAGGGCCAGCGCATCGCCGCTGTCCGGTGAGTCCGCCCCTCTTTTTTTCATGTCCTCTTTACTCTCCAGCTTCATCTTCTGCGACTTCTGCTCGAATGCAAACTCAGGAGTCGTCAAGTCAACGGCAAGCTGGGGGTCGTCAGGAATGTCGGCCCCTTCCAACCATTGCCTCATCCTATCCCACATTTCAATCCGCTTATTCAGAAATACCTTCTGGTCACTGGCGCTTTCCCCGCCATGGGCCTCGATCACATTGTCATAGCCCAGCAGGCGGAGGTAATCCACTGCACCGGCCCCGATACCAGTACCATCCACCACGATCATGTCTGGGTAGTTCTCGTTGATGATCTTGGCCACGTGGTGGCAGAGCTGGGTAATGTCCCTGATCTGGAACCGCTTGATGTAACCACCATCCGCCAGCTCGATGACCTTCCTGCCGTGCCGTATGACGATCGCTGAGACGTCGTCGCCCTGTCTGGCCACATCAAACCCCATGATCCTAGGGATACGGTCTGAGAGCGCCTCTGGTGGAATCTCACGGGCTATTGCGAGATCGACCACGGCGGAGCTGATGAACTGCAGCGGCCCTTGCTTCGGCGGCAAGCCCCTGACGCGCACCCTGAAGTAGTCACTGTCCTCGCCCCAGTCCTCTTTCCACTCTTCGATCAGTTCACGATTGGCCATCTTCGCTCTGCGCGAGTCGATGACGTAGGTTGTCCAGCGTTTACGGTGCCGCCCGAATGCTGCCTCGTAGAACCTGCCAGTGTTCCGGGTCGGGTTGCCGAATGCGAACCAGAGACCACCCGTAGTGAAAGCGCCTGCAGCAACCTCCCAGATAATGTCGTCGATGCCAGAAGCTTCGTCGAACACCATCATGACCTTCATGTCTTCTTCGTGCGTCCCGGCGAAAGCCTCGGAGCTGTGGGCCGACCACTTGGTGGCCGTGGCAAACCATGTGGCCTCTTCGCTCTTGTAGCGATAGCTGGTCGCTGTCCATTCGAACATCCAACCATTGATGGCGTAGTTCTTCCACTTGGCCAGCTCACGCCACGTCTTGTTGGTGAGCTGCTGGCCAGTGTTGGCCGTGACGACGATCTGGGGATGTGGGTGGGTGGAAATGAACCAGTGGATGAGCCAAGCAACGAGAGCGGTCTTGCCGATGCCGTGGCCTGAACTGACAGCCACCCTTATCTGGGTCTTGCCCGCCTTCAGCTCTGCGGCAACACCCTGCAGCACCTCCGTCTGCCAGTCATCAGGGCCGTCATAATGCGCCAGCGCCGTGCCCGGTTCGCCCCAAGGATAGATGGCAAGGACCCATTCGTACGGATCGTCTTGGAACGACATGATCCAATCGGCAAACTCCTCTGCCTCATCATCGTTCCTGAACTGGGGGCGAGTCCCCGCGCTCATTGATCCCCAAGGACCTTCCTGCCAGCCATGATCTCAAGCGCTAACTGGATCGGGAAGCTCTTGATGCCGCGTTGCTTCATGTAGGACAGGTAGCGCCGGGAGATACCAACGTGAGCAGCGATCTGCTGCTTGGTGAACCGCTTGGCGCACTCTTCAATCAGATCAGCAGCAAACTCCGGGGAGTCGTCATACTCCATCACTGCATCAATCTGTGGATATTCGCTCTGCAGAGCCTTCAATTTCACGTTGTTTCCTCTCCCGAATACGAGCCTCTGCTGCGATCATCAGATCGGAAGCAAAGGCATGTGCATGGAGGTGTTCGTGATGGGTGATGATCCAGCCCATCAACTGGCTGAACTTCTCCATGGTCTTCTGTTTGTCCGGCAGGTTGAGGTTGGTGACGTACTGCTCAACATGCTCGACCGTGACGGGCTGGCCATCCACACCCCTGATGACCTCGCCTTTATTATCCGTCAAAGGCACCTTGCGGGAAATGGTCTTAACGCTCACGGCGCTGATCAGAATCTGCATCTCTGGAGGCAGGTGGCGCATCTCGGAGATCGATAGCCAGTTCCCATCATCATCAAAGAAGTCGAGGATGTTCAGGTTCAGCATGGACATGTAGCGCTGGATCGCAAAGTCTTTGGCGGGCTCAATCAGCTTGTCATCGTGACCATACATCATATCCACGATCTTCTTGCGGAAACTCGTGGAATCGAAAATCTGCATGTACTTCTGGTTACGGGCAGCGCCTATGGAAATCCCGAACACTGCCGCCACAGCCTTAACCTTGTCCATGCCGTTGCTGATGAATTCACGAGCCAGCTCATTGAGCTTAATATCGCGCTCGACATTGACGGCTAATGGGATGTAGTCCGATCCTTTCGGTGTGATCAGCCGGTGCCGTGGCGTTCGATGCCGCTCGTGGTGCTTTCGTTTTTCCGGGTCGTCTCGATATAGTTCTGCATTGGACTGCCTCTCCCCTAGCAATTCCCTTAAGTTGACCTTCTTGACTTTCTTACCTGCCATCAGAATGGGATGTCGTCGTCCGTAAACTCATCTTCCAGCTCGCGCTGCGGAGACTGCTCGGCGGGCTTCTTGTCTCTGAAACCGCCACTCTTGGCCTCCTGCTTCTGACCTTCCTTCTTACCGGACAGCATCTGCAGGTTGCTGGCCACGATTTTCGTAGTATAGCGAGTGACGCCGTCTTGGTCCTCCCACTTATCAGTCTGCAGCCGCCCGTCCACGTATATCAGATCGCCCTTACGCAGATATTCCCCGGCCACCTCGGCCAGACGACCGAAAAACACCAACCGGTGCCATTCCGTTTTCTCCTGCTGTTCGCCCGTCTGCTTGTCGCGCCAGCGTTCGCTGGTAGCCAGACTGATATTGGTTATTGCTGCACCAGATGCGGTGTAACGTGTTTCCGGGTCCTGCCCCAGCCTCCCGATCAACATTGCCTTGTTCAAGTTACTCATGGCCTTTCTCCCATAGATTAATAACCTTCCAGTTGTTGCGGGGGGCTACAGCCATCTCTACCTGATCACCGTTGAGACTGTACGTATGGCTAGTGACCCCAGCCGCCTTCTTTGGGTCGATAACAAACGCCCTATCAAGGTCTGTTGAAACAAAGTAGTACAACATACCTTGAACGGCCCCATAATCCTTCTGGGTATCCAGCACAAGCAACGGGAATCTGTCGATCACCTCATGATTATGCTCAGCACTGAAGCGCACCATGAGAAAGTTCCACGGGCGCTTCCCTGACCTCCTGATCTTGATTCTAGCGCTCGGCTGAAGACCCCTCCCATGCCCTTTTGGGACCACCTCTACCATCAGCTCAAAGCCACCTCGCTCAACCCAGTATCCCACTATCGCAGCTATCGCTTTACTCATCACATTCTCCTAAGTACGTCATGTGTTTTAGCGGAAGAATGTATCCAGACTTGTCGGTTTTCTTCCTCCCGTGATCATCCTTCAACATCCAACTTCCAACCAGTCTTAACTTTGGTATAAGCGGCTCCAACTCGTTGAACGAAATCACGTAAATCTTATTGTCTGCGGTCATCAAAACGAGCAAAACCAGAGCACCGATGTCAAACCATGCGCCCTTCAGGGCCTCGAATCGCTCCCGCTCCACCAGAAGCCCCTCACGCTTAAAGTAAGCCTCTGTGTACTTGCCCTTGCGGCATTTCGCTTCCGCTACCCCAACCACACCCTTATCTGAGTGGAATTCAAAGTCGTGTGATTCAGCAGGAAACCGCGCCGTCTCTTTGACGGTAATCGGCCACCCATTGGCATCGATCAATAACCACTCAAGCCAAGGTTTTAATCTAGCCTGTCGCGCCCTGTCTTCTGGGGTTTCATACCTCACGGCGACGGAACTCCCGCTTCCTCGAATATGTCGTAGCCATACAGCATCCTGATCTGAACTGCGACACGCCTCAGATGGTCGATCTGCGTGCCGAACTGCTGCTCCCATGCAAGGACACCGAAGCTGCTGTCGATTCCGTAGCAGCCCGTATGGAACTTTGCTGCCAGCGGGATCACCAGCATGTCACTCTGGCGCATGGCCCAACCGACCAGCCCGAAGTATTCTGTGATGCTGCCGCTGTGGCAGTGGTGAATCGTCACATCGATGTTGGTGCAGGAGATACAGCAGCCCAAGCCCCTGATATGGTCCCAGTGGGTGTACTTGTCGATCATAGCTGCGTCCTCAAGAAAGGCTTCGCCACGCGATCCTCGAACCGCTGCAGGGCCGCTGGGTCGTGATCCAATTGCGCTCTGGTGTCGAGATCACACTCCCGTCGCATCCAATCTGCTGCCTTCGCGGTATCCACCTCCTGCCAGTCCATGCGATGCCCCAGCCACAGCTTGAACTCCGGGTCTTGGCATAGGCGGGCTGCGCGTTTGCTCTGTGGCCCGCCTTTAGGCCACTTCCGCTTCCGGGCCATAGCCTCCAGCTTGGCTCGCTGCTTGACGTCGACTACCTTCCCCTCGTCGTCCAGCTCGATCATCATCATCTCGATCTTGTCGAGCGCGGCCTCATCGGTGCCACCCATCAGCGCTGGCCTAGCCCGGATCGCCTCCCACTCCTGCTGGTCATCCAGTTCAAAAGTGATCACAGCGCCACCAGTGACTGAGTGGCTCCATGTGATGAAGAGCATGTCAACCGGGCCGTACCAATCCTCTCGACCGCTGAGCCGGGTCATTACCCGGAAGGCCCCGCTGCCCGCCCGGTTCTTGCGGTGTTTCTGCAGGCCCTCGAAGACCTTCAGATCATCCTCATGACACAGCTTGAGCAGCACCCTCAGGCCGTACTGGTGGCTGTTGATGGCATTCTTCAGGTAGACCCACCCGTGGTAGGCCACATAGGCTTCTTCATTCATAGAAGGTACCCAGAACTGAATTGTGGTCGATGCCATACTTGTTGATCACTGCCATGAAGTCTTCCTCCACATAGGCCAGTGATTCGCCACGCAGCTCACGTGTTTTGTTGACTGCCACCATCCCTTGCGCCTCGATCAACGCGCAGGCTGCTTGCGCCATCACGTAAGCGGCTTTCTGCTCATCGTTCATGCTCTCGTTCCTCCTCAAACTGTCCGACCTTGACCCCAGTCTCGAAGTCCTCCGCAGCAATTACTTTGAAGGTCAGGCTGGGATTAGCTTCTCTGATCTCGTCGATCAGGTCGGCCACGTTCGGCATGCGCTTCCGATTGCTCTCCTTCCTATCCAAGGTCCAGCTCTCCCTGCATATCCGGGCCAGCGAAGATATAGGCGTCAACCAACTTACCTGCGGTCTCTTTCGAGACCAGACCGGAATAGGTCCAGTACTCACCGGTATTGGGATCGCGGATCGTCAGGTGCGCCAGCCGTGCATCGTCGATCCGATCCCGGCACTCTTTCCACTGCTCATGCGAGAAGGCCGCTGGCTCGTTCCATTTCATCCCAGCAGCTCCTTCAGGCTTGGTTTCCGCTTCAGCTTCTGAATCTCGGGGCCGTCTTCGAGAAAATCAGTGGCCTTGACCGCCTGATCTGCCCCATACGCCCGTTTCACATCTGGGGCAAGGATTTCCACCTCCGCATCCAGCAGAGCGCCTGTGAGGGCCGTAGAGAGGTACTCAAAGGTCTGCTCACTCATTAGGGGCTCCAACTCGTCGACCGTGGTGTTGCCATACAGAATCGCCATGCGCTCCATCGTGTCGGCCCAGAACACCTCGGAAGGCGGCAGCAGGTCCACGCCCATAATCGGGCGCATCTTCGCCACCCAGATGATCGGCCAGTCAAAGCTGGCCCGCGCCTTGGCCAGTGCCTGCGCCGGGTTGTTGGTTACCACCAGCTCGATCCACGGGCCGTTGGCGCTCTCTGAAACTTGGTATCTATCCATTACTCAACTCCTTCTCTCTGTACTCATTGATCATGGTTAACCAGAAATCCTTGTTACTGCGAACCGCCCGAACCGTGATCCTGCCGCTCTCGCTCGCATAGCCCCATGCTCGGGGGGAGTCAAGCAAGCGGGGCAACACCCGAACACACCGACAGATCGCAGACTTTGCCCATGGTCCACTGAAGCGAAACGGTTTCGCTGCGTCAGACAATGTCGCACCATTAAGCACCGCCTCGAAGCAATCGAGGTAGCTGGTGAACGGGGTGGGACGATGGGGCTTGCCATCTTTCTTCCACTGCTCCAGCTCATCCACCTTGCGCTGCAAATCCAAGTTCTCCACCACCAGATCATCGTTTGCTTGGCTCAACTCGGAAACCCTTTTCCACAACGAGATCAAAACGTCTTGGCTTGAAAGGAGCCTTTCCAGATCACCTAGCGTCGGCTTGCCCATTTGCCTGCTGCTCCTTCTGTTTGCGCTTGCGATTACGGATGCGCCAAGCCACCTGTTGGCCATGGCAATAAGCAGTGACCAGATCAGTGGGGCGCTGAGGAATGATTGAGGTCATTGGCCACGGTGGCCACTCACCGAACTTGGCCCTGAACTTGTGATCAGCCCAGTTATACTTGTAGCCCTTCTCCTTGCAGTAGCCGAGGAGCTGGGCATAGAAGTTCCGGCGCTGGACCTCTGAGTACGTCCGCTGCTTATCCGCCACCTCGATCCCGGCTGCGCCACGGGTCACTTGGATCAGGTCCTCTGGCGTGCTGATCAGCTCGTGGTGTGGTTGTATCTCCAATCTGGTTCGGCACTCAGGACAGCGAAGCTGGCCGCTGAAGGTGTGGCCACAGTTCACACAGACGAATATCCTCGGCAACTTGTCACGCACTGCCGGGAGGCGATCCTGTAAACGACCGTTGGTATCCAGCGACCATGGGATCGGGTCTTCGAGAAAGCCGTGGCGTTTGATGTTCTCGCCATGGTCGATAATGATGCAGTCCTGCTTACCAATCTCCTCACAGGTCCTAAGCCCCCTGCCGCCCATCTGGATGTAGCGTGAGATGATCTTGGTGGCTGTGGCCATCTGGACACAGCCAACCTCGGGAACATCCACACCCTCGGTGGCAATGTTGCAATTGACCAGCACCTTCCACTTGTCGCTATGCCTGAACTCATCGAACTGGTCCATGCGGAGATACTTATTGGTACTGCCATCAAGGTGAAAAGCGGGGATGCCGCGAGCGTTGAAGTCCTCTGCTAGTGCCAAACTATGGCGGACTCCTGTGGCAAACACGATGGTCTTGCGCCCATTGGCCAAGCGCAGCCATTGTTCCACGACATCCCCGCGCAAATCGGCCCGGTTGTACCGGATTTCCAGCTCGCCGGGGGCGTAGTCACCATCCTGTGTTTTTATACCTGTCAGCTCGGCACACTCCCCAGTGAAATAGCGTGGCCTGACCAGCCACCCTTGCTCAATCAGCTCGGCCACTGACGGGGCTAATTCGAGGGCATCGTACACGTGGCCCAGTCCTCTGCCATCGGACCGGACCGGAGAAGCGGTCAGGCCCAGCCGAAAGGCGTTCGGGAATCGCTCGAACAGCTTCAGGTAAGTCCGGGCAAGGCTGCGATGAGCCTCGTCAATCACCAGAAATGTCGGTGAACGTACGAGCACCAACTTGTTGTCATTCAGCAGCCGGGATCGCAGGGTATCTATGCCACATACTTGCACTGGGAGATGCGGCTCGTATCTGTAACCAGCCATCAGAATGCCGTTCCTGACGTTTGACTTCCAGAGCGTTTCCGAGGCCTGCTCGATCAATTCACGCCTGTGCGCTACGAACCATGTGCAGGTCTCCTTGGCGTTAGCCGCCTCGATGATCGAGGCGGCTGTAACGGTCTTGCCGGAACCTGTTGGGGCCACATAGAGCACGCTCCTGACCTTCCTGAACAGGTTCCTGATGTTGGCCTTGTTACGGGCCTGAAAATCGCGAAGGATGAAGCTCACAGCGCAACCACGTCGTCGATATCGGTGCGCTTGGCCCACGGCGGGCGGGTGATCTCGATGATCTCGTTCGAGTAACCCGGCCACTCCTCGTTCTCCATGCAGGCGTTGATCGCTGCCAACGCCGACGTGTAGCTGTCCTGCCCAGCCTCGATGTCCTTCAAGGTCAGGGTGTACCAGCTCATCAGCCGGGGGTCAGCAACGAATGTGTTCCTGTTGTCAGGCTTCTCTTGCACCCCAAAAACGAATCGCTTAACGGGCAATCCAGCCGTCAGGTACCCATCCCAATAGAACGCTGCTTGAATGTGGTAGCTGAAGTTATGGACCGCCCGAGAGAAGCCATCAGGGCTGGCATCGAGCATGGCCTTTAGGTC